ACATCTCGCCGCTGGTGGCCGCGACGTTGGCGTTGTCGGGAGTCGGTGAACAGGCCAGCCGCAGGGCTATCGACAACGTGTTCTGACCGGGAGGTCTGATGGCTGGACTTCTCGAAGCGCTCACCGACGTGTTGAGCGGTGGCCCGATCCTACGCAGGCGGGCCGTCGCCGCCCCCGAGCGGCGGGACTGGGGCTCGGTGGCCGACATCCTGGCGTTACAGCGCCCCCGCAGCTATTCGGGTGTTCACGTCGACGACGAGGCGGCGATGACCCTGGGGGCCGTGTTCGCCTGCGTCGACCTGCTGTCCGAGCTCGTGTCGACGTTGCCGGTCGACGAGTACCGCCGCCGCCCGTCGGGACCGCCCGAGCCGGTGGCGACGCCGCCGCTGCTGGTCGACCCGTCCGGTGACGACTCGGGGGTCGAGGCGTGGCTGCGTCAGGTGATGGTGTCGATGCTGCTCCGCGGCAACGCCTACGGCATGGTCCACGATCTCGACGGCGAGCTCCGCCCGAGGCGCATCGAGATCCTGCACCCGGACCGGGTGTCGTTCCGCCGGAACTACAAGCAGGGGCCGGTCGAGTTCTTCCTCGACGGCCAGACCGAGATCGGCCGCTGGCCGAACGGCCCACTGTGGCATCTCGCCGGCTACCAGATCCCCGGCCACCCGGTCGGCGCCTCGCCGATCCGCTACGCCCGGGACACCATCGGCCTCGGCTTGGCGACCCGCAAGTTCGGCGCCCAATGGTTCGGCGACGGGGCGCACCCGACGGCGATGCTCAAGGGTCCCGAGCCGATCGCCTCCGAGGAGGAGGCGCTGGTGCTCAAGCGCCGGATCCAGGCGTCGATGTCTGACAACCGGGAGCCATTGGTGCTCGGTGGCGGCTGGGAGCTCGACGCCATCCAGGTCGCTCCCGAGGAGTCGCAGTTCCTCGAGACGTCCCAGGCCAACGTCGCCGACGTCGCCCGCTACTTCCGGGTGCCGCCCGAGATGATCGGCGGCAAGGCCGCTGACAACCTCACCTACGCCAACCAGGAGCAGCGCTCCATCGCCCTGCTGACGTACACGGTCAACCCGTGGCTGGTGCGCCTCGAGCGGGCGTTGTCGAGGTTGCGGCCCCGTGGACACTTCGTCAAGTTCAACGCCGACGCGCTGCTGCGGGTCGATCTCAAGACCCGCTACGAGGCGCACGTGCTCGCCGTCCGCGGCGGGTTCGGCACTCCGAACGAGCGCCGCCTCCTGGAGGACAACACACCGCTCCCCGACGGCGATCGCCTGCTCTGGCCGCCATTCAGCACTGGCGCCGGCGGCAGCGAGCCGGCCGGCGGAGAGGACGCACCATGAACGATCGCGGCCTGATGTTGCCGGTGTCGCTGCGTCAGCGACTCGGCGACCGCGAGGAGATCAACCTCCGGGAGCCCGTCCGCGGGTTCACCGTGCTCCGCCACGGGCGGATCTACGAGGCCCGCTCCACCCAGCACGTCGAGGCCCGTGCGGCCGACGACGGCGCCCCCCGCCTCGACGGCTACGCCACCACCTACGACGAGCGCTACGCCATGTACGGCGGCCCCGAGACCGGCTACGGCTGGGACGAGGTCATCGCCAAGGGCGCTGCCGCCAAGTCGGTGCGTGAGCGCGACGACGTGTACCTGTTCTTCGACCACGACGGCCTGCCGTTGGCGTCGACCAAGGACCGCTCGCTCACGCTGACCTCCGACGCCATCGGCCTGCGCTCCGAGGCGCTGCTCGACGCTGCGTCGCCGTATTCGATGGAGGTGTACCGTAGGGTGCAGCTCCGCCAACTCGACCGCATGTCCTTCGCGTTCCAGGTGATCCGGGAGCGCTGGGAGGACCTCGAGGGCCGCGAGGAGTCGTTCATGACGGCCCCGGTTCGCCGGATCCTCGAAGTGAAGCTCTACGACACGTCTGTCGTGTCGTTCCCGGCCAACCCGAACACGTCGTCGTTCGTGAAGAACTCCGACGGCATGTCGCTGGCCGAGGCCAAGGCGGAGCTCGAAGCGCTCCGTCGCACTGCCTGACCACTCACCGCCACCCCGGCACACGCCGGGAGTTGAGCCGTTCGCCTGCCGGACCCACCAAGGGCACCACAGCCGCGACCACCCATCTCCCACCTGAGCCGTTCCTCAACCCCCACGACGCGCCCGCTGGGCGCAGAAGGAACGGACCCATGTCCACCAAGTTGCTCGCCATCGTGCGAGATCAGATCAAGTCGGCCGAGGCCGAGATCGAGACGCTCAACAAGGAGCGCGAAGTGCGCCAGGCCGAGGCCGACCGCCTCGTCGCCGACGCTGAGAAGGAGTCCCGCGACCTCGACAACAAGGAGCAGGCCCGCTTCCGCGAGGTCGCCGCCCAGATCCGCGAGATCGACGCCAAGCTCGACAACGACTCCGACGACGCCGACGAGCGGGGCCTGACCCAGACGCTCGAGGCGCTCAAGGAGCGCAAGGCCGAGCTGGACGCCAGCTTCGAGGCCCGCGAGAAGGCCCAGAAGGCTGCTGAGCGTTGGTCGGCCCGTGAGGTCCAGACCGAGGTGCGTGGCGGTTCCGCCCGCATCAAGAGCGAGCCCCGCACCTACAGCCCCGATGCCGCCCGGCGTGGTCAGTCGTTCTTCCGCGACATCTACGCTCGCCAGTGGAACCAGGACCCCGGCGCCGCCGAGCGCCTGGAGCGCCACAGCCGTGAGGCCCGCTTCAACGAGCTCGCTGGCTACGAGGCTCGCGACGTCACGTCGTCGAACTTCTCCGGCCTGGTCGTCCCGCAGTACCTCACCGACATGGTGGCGCCGATGCAGCGGGCGATGGCCCCGACGGTGGCGATCGCCAATCGGCACGAGCTGCCCGCCAACGGCAACACGATCGAGATCTCCCGGATCACGACCGGCACCGCCGTGGGCGCACAGTCCGGTGAAGGCGGTGCGAACACCGAGACCGACATCGACGACACGTTGCTGACGGTCAACGTCCGTACCTACACCGGCATGCAGGACGTCAGCCGTCAGGCACTCGAGCGCGGCACGATGGTCGAGTCGATCCTCACCGAGGACCTGGGCCGGGCGTACTGGACCAAGGTCGACTCCGACGTCCTCAACGGCCTCGGCACGAACGGCACCCACACGGGCATCCGCTCGACGTCGAACATCGAGGCCGTCACCTACGCCACGAGCACCCCGGCTGTCGGGGAGCTGTACCCGAAGCTCGCCGAGCTGATCTCCGAGATCCAGGCCGGCGTCTACATGGGCGTGAGCCACTTCATCATGCACCCCCGCCGCTGGTGGTGGATCGCCTCGCAGGTCAGCGAGAGCCGTCCGTTCCTCCATGTGCCGGGCGTGTCGACGGAGCAGGCTGGCAACGTCGGCGGCACCGACTACGCGGCCGATGGCAACATCCTCGGCGTTCCGGTCGTGGTCGACGGCAACATCCCCATCACGCTGGGCGGCTCGACGAACGAGGACGTCATCATCGGCGTCACCGCTCGGGAGCTGCACTTCTGGCACGACAACGGCCCGCTGTTCATCCGTGCCGAGCAGCCGCAGGCGGACACCCTCGAGGTGCGCTTCGTGCTGTACAGCTACTCGGCGTTCACGGCCGGCAGGTACCCCGGTGCCCACGGCACCGTGTCCAGCACGGGCTTGGTCACGCCGACGTTCGCCTGATGGCTGACCACATCACCGCCCTCAAGCGCAGACGGGCAGCGTTCGCCGCATCCGGCCAGGCCGACAAGGCCGCGGCAGTGGATGCGGAGATCGCCCGCCTGCGCTCCGGCAAGCCGGAACCGAAGCCCGAGCCTCGAGTGGCCGCTCCCGTTGTGGAGACGGCCGAGGCCGACCTGTCCGGCGTCGAGGCGGCTACGGCCGTCCGGCGCCGGGGTCGTCCACCACGCCAGGGCTGACAACAGATCTGGGGGGAGGGTTGCCAGGCGGTCGGCCCTCCCCCCAGTTGAACCGCCATACACCGCCCCCCGAAAGGAACCGCCGCATGGGTGACGTCCTCGTCACATACGCGCACTCCAACGACGTCGCCCATTCGTGGGCGCAGTCGATGAACCGCCTCATCATCCACGACCAAGGCCGCCTGATCGGCCCGATCAGCAACGTCCGCTGCTCGTCGGGCAACCTCGTCATCGCCCGCAACGCGATGATGCAGGAACTCCTCGAAGGCGACTGCCAGTGGCTGTTCATGGTCGACACCGACATGGGCTTCCAGGCGCCGGCGCTCGACCTACTGAGGTCGGCGGCCGACCCCGTACACGCCCCGATCGTCGGCGGCTTGTGCTTCGCCCAGAAGGATCTCAAGGTCGACTCCCGGTCCGGTTACCGGTTCACGCCGATGCCGACGATCTTCGACTGGGTCAAGATGCCCGACCAGGTCGAGCGGTTCGCTTACCGCTCGCACTACCCGGCGAACGGGCTAGTGCAGTGCGACGGCACCGGCGCGGCGTTCGTACTGATCCACCGCAGCGTCGGTGAGCGCATCTTCAACGAGTACGGCCCCGTGTGGTTCGACCGCACCGACGACGGCGACGGGCTGATGTCCGAGGACCTGTCGTTCTTCAAGCGGTGGATGGACCTCAACGGCCGCGGCGGCTGCATCGTCCACACCGGGGTGCGCACCACGCACCAGAAGCCGATATGGCTGGCCGAGGCCGACTTCCTCGAGCAGATCGGCGTACCACCGGCGGTCGACCCGGTCGACGTCATCGTCCCCGTCCTGCACCGCCCGCAGAACGTCGCCCCGCT